GGTTACTAAGCGCACGCCAGTAGAAGTGTGGCAGGAAGACAAGACTTCTTTACGCAAGAGCATCAATGCTAAGTGCTTTGACTGCTGCTGCGGAGATGTCAACGAGGTTAAGAATTGTACGGTACAAGTATGTCCTTTATGGTTTGTTAGACCAGGAGCAAAGTGATGGGTGAGCAGTTAAAGACGCATCAGCCCTGTCCTGATTGTGGTAGCTCAGACGCACTGACCTACTACGATTGGGGTAGCAGGTGCTTTAGTTGTGGCAAGGCAACAAGGAATAAGAAGGATGATGATGTGGTGCAAACACTAACAAAAGTGAGTACAAGGTTGAGCAATGTACACGAACTACAATACGAGTCAATCAAGGAGCGTGGTCTCACAAGGGACACTTGCCTCGAATATGGCATTGGCATTAAAGGTGGTAGCTATTATTTTCCTTACTACTCTGGCGATGATCTGGTAGCTTTCAAGAAGCGACAGATTGCTGATAAGCGATTCAGTATCGAAGGCGATTGGCCTAAAGGAACTCTGTTTGGGCAGCAGTTATTCACTAAGGGAGGCAAGTATGTCACCATCACAGAGGGAGAGTTTGATGCTGCGGCAGCGTATCAGATGCTGGGTTCTAAGTATCCTGTGGTATCTGTTAGGAATGGTGCAGGCAATGCAGCACAAGATATCAAGGCGAATTATGAGTGGCTCGACAGCTTCGAGAATATCGTCATCTGTTTTGACAACGATGAAGCAGGCAGAGCAGCAGCTAATCAGGTTGCTGAAGTGCTTGGAACTAAAGCCAAGATATTTAAAGGAACCAAGGACTTTAAAGATGCCTGCGAATTCATCCAAGAAAACAAGGTAGCTGAGTTTGTAAACCTGTGGTGGAGAGCTGAACGATTCACACCAGACGGAATCATCGATGGCTCTGTGCTCTGGGATGTGGTTAATCAGCCAGTGGAGAGAGCAGATGTACTCTATCCGTTTGCTGGGTTGAATGACCTTACCTATGGCATTAGGTCTGGTGAGATGGTCACGATCACTGCAGGCTCTGGCCTAGGTAAGTCGCAGTTTCTTCGAGAAATTGTTTATCATATTCTGAACAGCAGCCAGGATAACATTGGTCTATTGTTCCTCGAAGAGTCGGTTAAACGCACAGCCAAGAGCTTGATGAGCTTGGCAGCTAATAAGCCACTGCACCTACCAGACATTGAGACCAGCCAGGACGAGCTGCGTGAAGCATTCGATGCTACGCTAGGTACTGGGCGTGTCTATCTGTTTGATCACTTCGGATCTACTGCAATTGATAACATCATCAGCAGGGTTAGGTTCATGGCGAAGGCGCTGAACTGTAAGTTTATTTTCCTGGACCATGTATCAATTGTTGTCTCAGCTCAGGAGAATGGTGACGAGCGAAAGGCACTGGATGAAATAATGACCAAGCTGCGAATGATTGTGCAAGAGACTGGCATTGCTTTATTCTGTGTCTCACATCTGAAGCGTCCTGACGGCAAGGGACACGAGGAAGGAGCAAGCACCTCTCTGTCTGCTCTACGAGGCTCAGGTTCGATTGGTCAGTTGTCTGACATGGTGCTAGGTCTGGAGCGTAACGGACAGGCTGAGGACTTGAAAGAGCGTCACACAACACGAGTCAGGGTTCTGAAGAATCGCTTCAGTGGATTGACTGGCCCTGCCTGTGGGTTGTACTATGACAGGGTTACTGGACGCATGACAGAGACTGTGGTGGAGGAACTATGAGTCATCCTGACCAAGCATTCGGTGATAAGACCTACTCACAGTTTGGAGAGGACCTTATCCTGCTGAATGTATTTTATAATTTAGGTATAAAGAAAGGGAAGTACTTCGATGTTGGCGCACACCACCCATTTAACATCAGCAACACTGCGCTGCTGTATGAGCGTGGTTGGAGAGGTGTATGTGTAGAGGCCAACCCTAACCACATCCTTGCCTTTGAAGACGCTAGGCCAGAGGATAATATCCTGAATGTTGGGGTTGGCTGCTCAATAGGAACCGCACCTTTCTATATGATTGATGGATACTCAGGCAGGAACAGTTTTGATTTTACGAAAGTGTCTGACTTTATAGATAAGCACCAACAATTTAGTATTCGTGAAGTCAAAGAGATTCCAGTTGTTACAATCGACAGCTTGTTCAATAGTTTGTATGTCCCTGATTTACTGTGTATCGACATTGAAGGCTTGGACTATTCGGTGCTCTACACAATGCAAGCAAGGCCAAAGGTTATCTGCGTGGAGAATGAGGGACACATCCAGGACTTTGATGACTTGCTAAAAGGAATGGGATATGATAAAATATTTAACACCGTAGCAAATGGAATCTACATACATGAGAGTTGCACTGGATATCGAAACAAACCTGAAGCATGACCGCATCTGGGTTTGCTGCACCTATGACATTGACACCAAAGAAGTAAAGACATGGACAAACGCACAGGACTTCAACAAGTTTATTCAACAAGCGAAACTAGTGATAGCTCACAATGGGATCGGCTTCGACTTCCCAGTACTGAACAGAGTCTGGAAGACTACGATTCGACTGAGCCAAGTACAGGATACACTGGTTATGTCAAGACTATCAAGCCCATCAAGGGACGGGGGACACAGCCTAGCAAATCTAGCAAAGCTCGTAAACAGAACCAAGAAGGAATACGAAGATTTCGAGGGAGGCCTGACACCAGAAATGGTTGAATACTGCCAGGAGGATGTATCAATCTGTGGTGAACTGTACCATTACCTGACCAGGGAACTGAAAGGATTCTCTGAGCAATCGATTAACCTGGAGCACAAGGTAGCAGCCATTGTTGCAAGGCAAGAAAAGCATGGATTTAAACTTGACACTGTGAAATCCCAATGCTTGCTGGGCCAATGGAAGCGCCGACTGTCTGACATAGAGGAGAACCTACAGTCTGTATTCCCACCCATAGTTACTGAAAGAATTAGTGAGAAGACGGGTAAGAAGTTGAAGGATGATGTGGAGGTATTCAACCCAGGTTCGAGGCAGCAGATTGCTAAGCGCCTGATAGAAAAAGGATGGAAGCCAACGAAGCATACTGAGAAAGGACAGGTGATTGTCGATGAATCAGTCTTGGATGGAGTTGATATACCAGAAGCAAAGCTCATTGCCGAGTATCTATTGCTTCAGAAACGGGTGGCTCAGGTTGAATCATGGCTTGAGTTTGTATCTGACGAGCACAGGGTTCACGGTAAGGTCATCACCAACGGAGCAGTCACAGGACGCATGACACACCACAGCCCTAACATGGCGCAGGTTCCTAGTAGCTCTAGTCCCTGGGGTAAGGAGTGCAGGGATTGCTGGACAGTGGATGATGGTAAGGTATTAATCGGTGCAGACGCAGCCTCACTAGAATTGCGTATGCTTGCACACAACATGAAGGATGAACAGTATGCTAAAGAAATCGTTGAAGGTGATATCCACACCAAAAACCAAATTGCGGCAGGTCTTCAGACTAGAGCGCAAGCAAAGACATTCATCTACGCTTTACTATACGGGGCAGGACCTGCCAAGATCGGGAAGATTGTTGGTGGTTCGGCGAAGGAAGGACATGAACTCATCAGCAATTTTCTTCGTAACACGCCAGCCCTCAAGCGCCTTAGAGAAAAAGTTGAAAGTCTATCAGAGAAAGGGACGCTTCCAGGTCTTGACGGTAGGCAATTACAGGTTCGCTCCGCACACGCAGCACTTAACACACTACTCCAGAGTGCTGGTGCGATAGTGATGAAGCAGGCGCTAGTCATCTTGGACAGCAAGCTGCGTAAGTTTGCACCTAGCGCACAGTTTATAGCTAATGTCCATGATGAGTGGCAAATAGAATGTAACGAAGTAGATGCAGATTTAGTAGGTGATTTAGCAGTAAGCAGTATCAAAGAAGCAGGTATTGAGCTGGGTCTTCGCTGCCCATTAGATGGTGAATACAAGAAAGGAAAAACATGGGCAAGCACCCACTAGACAAGGACGATGAATTCTGGACAGACATGGAGGATGTTGTATTCCTGTGTATAAAGAAGGACAGAACAGTTAGCATGAAGACATCTGTTATGGACATGGAAGAACTTAAGTCTATCTTCAGCACAGCGTTTATGATGGCCTTATTTCACGATATGAAATCATCACCAAAGGATGTTGACAAACTTCACTGATGTGTTATAATATTATGGTAGTCATTTGAAAAGGAGAAGTAAATGGATTTGAAACCGCTTAAAGTACAGGCAGAGATTATGTGGGCTTTCCTTGATACGCCTAACCAGCTATCGGGTAAGTATCAGGTAGACCTCTGTAACCTTACCAAAGGCGCTGTAGATGCCCTGAAGTCTATGGGTGTAGAAGTACGGACGAAGCCTGATCAGCCTGAGAAGGGTATCTTCATCACGGCTAAGTCTGTTAACTATCCTATCAAGACAGAGGATAGTAATGGGAACCCTATCACTGCCAAGGTAGGTAATGGCAGCAAGGGTATTGCGCTTCTCAAGCCCTATGAGTATTCGTACAAGGGTAAGAAAGGTATTGGCGTAGGTATTAATAAGCTGGTAGTGACTGATCTCGTGGTGTATGAGGGTGAGCCAGTCGCTGCTACTGACGATGTACTGTAAAGGAGATAGTATGGCTGAAGCAAAAAAGGCAGTATCGAACCCGAAGTTAGCGTTTAAGGTTTCACCTGTGGAGTCTTCGTTTGAAGTTAGTACTCCAGGTCTGAGTGTCCTTGGTTGGGACGAAACATTCCGTTTCTCAATTGCAGCAGACGGTACTGTAACAATCAATGATAATCAGTTTAGCAGCAAGAAGCAAGCTGCTCAGGCACTTGAAACAATGGCAGCGTTTCTGAAGAAGTAATGATTGCTCTTATCGATGCCGACATTGTTTGCTACAGAATTGGGTTTGCTTCTGAGGATGTAAGCGACAGAATATGTTTGGCTCGTTGCGCTGAGTTTATGGAGGAGCTGGTGATGAAGCCTTGGGTAGGAGACTACCTAGGCTATCTCACTGGGTCCGACAACTATCGCAAAGAGATTGCAGTAACAGCACCATACAAAGGCAATCGATCACAGTCTAAGCCACAACACTATGACCTTATCAGAGAATACTTAGAGAAGGCTTGGGGCTGTGAAGTAGTACAAGGCCAGGAAGCTGATGACGCTATCGGTATTAAGGCTTATGAGTTTGAAGATGTAGAAGATTATGTCATCATGTCTATCGATAAAGACCTGGACATGATTCGTGGGTGGCACTACAACTTTGTTAAAGATAAGAAGTACTTGATTGAGGACCAGGATGCTATCAAACATTTCTATACGCAGATACTTACTGGCGATAGGGTTGATAATATTATTGGCCTGAAAGGCGTAGGCCCTAAGAAAGCTGAGAAGATTCTTGAGGACTGTGTTACTGAAGAAGATATGTATAAGGCAGTATTGAAGGCATATGATAACGATGAAACTAGAGTCTTAGAGAATGGACAATTGTTATGGATACGAAGAAAAGAAAATCAGATTTGGTCTCCAGCCCTATTCAATACATCCAGTGGGTTGACGCAGTAGCTGATGTAGAGTGGCAAGAGAATGTCAAAGCTGAAGTTCACTTATGTCACACTATTGGATGGATTGTTGATGAGACAGATGATGCCTTATGTGTTGCTAGTACAGTCAGTATGGACAGTAGCAATGCCCGTATGCATATCCCTAAGCAGTGGATTAAGATAAGAAAGGAAGTTGTCTTTGAAGCCGAGCAGCGCCAAGTCCAAAGGAAGACACCTACAAAAGTGGGTAAGAGACCTAATCCTGTCAAAGTTCAATCTGGAGCACGATGATGTACGCTCAGTTAGTATGGGCGTGTCAGGGGAGGACTTGCTATTTAGTCCAGCAGCCAGACGGGTCTTACCAATCAGTGTGGAATGCAAGTCCAGAGCAAGTATCTCAGTATACGGTTATTACGAACAAGCAAAGGGAAATGCAGGAGGACACGAACCTGTCGTTGTTATTAAACAGAATCGGTCCAGCCCTCTTGTAGTTGTA